TCAAACGTTTTTTATACCAACTACCTTGCGTTTGGGGCACCCTTGGGACACAACGTCAGAAAAACTGCTATTCAGCATTTCCACCTGGTTGCGGTCCATCTCTCCGATCCACTTCGAGTAAATCTCATAAACCATCTTCGCGTTCTCGTGACCCATCTGTCCGGCGATAAACGACGGGTTAGCACCGGCAGTTAATAACCAGCACGCAAAAGTGTGGCGCGACTGGTAAGGGCGCCTGTTCCTGATTCCTGCCTTCTTTAATCCTGCCTCCCAACTATACCCCAGAGACTGAGATCCGTAATACTTCGTTTCCCCGCGCCAGTTTTTGGGCGGGATAAACACGAACCGCAGTTTTTGTTGTTCAGTTAAACCATGTTCGCGGTGATGGAAGGTGATTTCGGTTTTGCTTAATGCGCCAGTTAGCTTGAATTGCTCACGTAAAGCGTTCAGCGCAGGCTCAAGCAGGGTTACAGTTCTGATCCCCGCTTCGGTTTTAGGTGGCACAAACAGTCCCTCATTGGTCTGATTACGCCTAACGTGAAGCTCACCCTTATCAAGGTCCACATCTTCCCAGGCTAAAGCTGTAAGCTCTCCATGCCGAAGGCCGGTAAAGACAGCTGTAGTCCAGAGTAAAACATAACGAGGAGATAGCGCTTTTATAAAACCTTCGAACTCACTCTGGAGAAGCGGATCCGGGTCTCTCCTGGAGCGCTTGAGCATCTTTATACCTTCGTGCGGGGTATGCTCGATAAAACCGCTCAGGTTAGCCAGTTTGAGCAACGCAGTCAGGTTGTTCATCAGGCCGTTGACCGTGGATACAGCACGACCTTTTCTTTTTAACCAGGGCGCATGATCGCTAAAGGTGTTTCCCGTCAACAGCAAGTTTCTGTAATTCAACAGATCGGTATGCTGAATATCTGCAATATGCGTATTACTTCCGACGATAGCGCAAAGTGTTGCTATTCGTGATTCTGCGCCTCTGTATGATGCAGCTGAAACCTCAAGCTTTTTGGCATCAAGATAAACTTTGCATAATTCACCAAAGGTTTTAACTTTTTGTGTCGTGGTAAATTTTTTAATCGCTTTTGATTCAGGAAAATGCTCTGCATAGTCAAACTTCCCCTGCTGAATCTCACTTACTATTAAAGCACGGAGGTTACCAGCCTTTCGTATATTGCTATTTGATACAGTCCAGCCCCGCAAAACTTCGCGGCACCGTATGCCGCGATATAGAAAGCTAATTCTTATTCCCTTCCCATGCAGCTCTACGCCAGCTGGCATATTCATTATGTTTCCCCGACAAGCCTATTAATCCTGGTGTAGTTGTAGAGAAGAGTTACCCTTCCTTCTGAAGCTTCGGGGTCAGGTGAGTGCTTCTTATAATGAACCCCCTCAATCCATCTCCCCTCCCGGTAAGATTTAATTTGCCGGGGAGTCATATACATCTTCGCTACAATTCCCTTTTCCATCACCCATTCATCTTCTTGAGTAATATCGGCCATAAATAACCTCATGGCCGGGAAACTATAATCAGTTCCCCGGTTTAATGTTGATTATTGGAAATCAGTTTAGTATTGATACTCGATATTTCAGTCGTTCCATGCTTCAAGTTCGTTCTCGATCTCTTCGTCGATTTCGTCGTTGGTAGCGTCTTCGTCCAGGCAGTCACGCGCCTCTTTCAGGTACTGTTCATGGCGTTCCCGATACCAGACCGAAAATTCTGGCGTCCAGCCGTTCGGCTCACAGTCATAGTCAACCTTAGCGTTACGTTCGGCCATGCTCTCGACCATGCTGTAGGCGGTGGTAAGAGCCGCTTCGCGGATATACCCGCACAGGTCGCTTTTGCGCCAGTAGGGGTTATGCTTCGAGTCGCAGACAGATTTAAATTTCACTTCCCAACGGCGGATACAACGCGCGTTTAATGATTTTCTCATCGTGATGCCTCCGCTTTTATCGCTTTATACGCACGCAGTACGTGAGAGGTTTTACCAGTAATTACCGTTTTTAAAATAAAGAAACCGCTACGCTTAGCGCGAACAGAAGGAGCAAGAAATAGCGCTGTATCAACAGCGCGGTTATGAAGACGGAATTCAAAAACCGTGCTGGTAATCGTGGCGGTAGCAATTACACCTTTATCGTTAAATTCTATTTTCATGATTGTGCTTTCCTGTCTTTAAGTTGGTTGTATTTTTCATGGCTCATAACTTCCCAGCAGTTCCCGTTATTGCGGGATAATAAACGCCATTTTCTTCCAATCTTTAAACTTAAATTTCCGCATTTGATGCGACATGGCTTTATGTTTCCTTTGCTATACAAGCTGAGGATTTGCGATGCCTTTTCGTTTACATGCGGTGGAATACGGTTAGATGTGATTATCATCTTTCACCTACCAGCGCTTGTTGGCAAGGTGTCCAGGTCGTGACGGCAAGGTTTTACGAAACGAGGAAGCAGCAGCGGAGAGGGCGATTTTCTGCTTTTCTTTCTCATTGCATACCGGGCAGAAATAAATGTCTCTCCGATAAGCACCCCTACCAGAGGGGCGATATTGCAGTTCATCGCGAGCAAAAGAACCGCCGCAACCATGACAGTGCAACTTTAATTCTTCCATTTATCTATCTCCGGTTAAATTTAAAGTGTGTTCATACCTGCCAGTTAAGGCATTAAATAAAAAGTGATGGTATTAGTAAGAAACTTCTGTGTTTATTTTGTAACGTGCATTGCCAGAATCTGCATTAACAGAAACCAAGTCGCCATACATGTCATAATTCAAAATAACATCGTTGAATTTCAGAGCTGAGAGAGATTCTTCGCGACCGCAAAACATAAAATCTTCTGCGTGTTTAGTTTCCTCATAAATATCTTTCATTGAGGAAAAAGCCTCTGACCACATTTCACTATTACCAATAAATTGAGCAATGGCCAGCTTGCTTTGTGCCGCTTTAAAAGCCGGGTTGCCATGCAGTAAATTAGCCATTGAACACCCCTTTGATATACATAATTTCGACAGCCAGCCCGCCCCAGAAAACCAATCCGATGGCCAGCGCAATAACCAGGGAACGAATGCCATTTTTGCTCATGAGGCACCCCAGCAAAATTCAAAGCTTACCCATGCGACTGCAACCACAAGCAGAGCAACCTTTATGCAGAACCGGTGCCACGCAGGTACTTCATGTTCGCGGATCATTTGCTACCCTCACTGTCATGTGAATTTGAGTACCAACAGACCTTGCAATGCAGTGCCGGGTGCCTCCCGGTGATACCAGCCAGTTAACAACTGGTATCGGCAGCTTTCTTTCCACCCCACTTTGGGAAACAAGTGGTACTGCTTTAACTGAACCGCGTGCGCATAGCCGCATTCACTGCATTGCAAGGTCTGTTGCAAAGGTGGCCAACCTGAAAAATCAGATGGCCGTGAGTTTTAGGTAGCGCTGTTTTGTGTCAATGCAGCCAGTTGACAGGGTACGGCCATGGGTAAGGCGAACTTCTTTTTGCGCATTGCGTGCAACGCGGGTACGACCGAAGTAAACGGGATTGCCGGATTTCCGAACGGTGACCTTCAAGAGTCTTAATTTGCTCATACTTACCTCGTTTAGTTAGCCCTTATCGCCGGGTAGCGGAACATTTTCTTCTTGCCAGTCACTGTGCGGTGATTGGTTTGGATGGGATAAACTTAGAATAACTTAAGTTTTCAATCAAGAGTTATTTTGTAGAAAAACTTAAATTTAGAGGCGTAAGAAAGTAACCCATTGATTAAAATGGATTACTTTAAATTTGGAATGAGGTTACTTTCTCGAGGCGCGCTTTCTGACTTTCAGTAATTCTTCGAATCGCTGGTTGTTCATCTCTACTCGCGCTCGCAATTCATTGAGAAATCCTTCTCGATCAGAATCAGGAAGGGCATCAAAAAGCCCGAGAAGTTCTTGCTGTTCCTCCGACAACTCTTTTTCCTGGCGCGGAATAGGCTCGCCAGGGACCTGGTCATCATCACCATAAAGTAACCATGTTGGACTGCATTGCAGACCACTGCTCAAAGCAAACAGCCTTTTACCAGCTGGCTGGGTTTCATCCCTTTCCCACTGGGAGATCGTGACGTGCGAAACCTTGACCAACTTAGCAAGAGCGGACTGAGAGAGTTTCAACTGTTTTCGCCTTTCAAGAAGGCGTGAGCCAAAGGTTTTATTTTCCATCATTAGAGAATTCTAAATTTTCTTGACTTAAGTTTCTCTACGATCAAATATCCTTAGGAAAACCTAAGGAGATGAGCCTGTGTTTAAACAAGATGCAATCAATTACTTCGGCAGCAAGTCGAAATTAGCCAAAGCTGCGGGCGTAGCCCCCGCGTCAGTTTCCGTTTGGGGGGAACTCGTTCCTGAAAAAAATGCGATGAGACTGCAACTAGCTTCTGGGGGAGTCCTGCAATACGACCCTGAAGTTTACGATCAACATGCTAAAGCAAAACGTTCTGGTGAGGTGAATCATGAAAATCAGGCATGAACGCATTCGCGAGGCCATGAATGCCTGGGCGCTTTATCCAGGTGGCCGCAAAACGCCTGTATCGGCGATTGTCGAAGCGTACTTCTCCCTGGGGATGACAGCACCAGAGTTGTACGACGAAAGCCACCCTGACGCACTGAGCCGCAATATCCAGAAGATTTACCGCTGGGTTGAAAGTGATTCACCTGCATCAATCGAAAAGATTGCGCAGCTTCTCCCGGCGATTGAACGGGCTATGCCGCCGTTGCTGCTGGCGCGGGTGCGTAGTTATTACTCCGAAACTTTCCGCGAACTTCTTCACCGCAAACAACGGGTGGACGACGAAATGGAAGCGCTGTTCGGCGCAATGATTGCTATCTCTGACCGGATTGCTGATGGCGGTCCTTCCGGTAACACGCTGATTCACTAAGCGAGGTTCAACCATGTGTAACCAGTCTGCTGCTGAGCTGATTGCTCGTCTGAAACGTGCTTATCCGGTGTATGAGCCGTCCGAAGGGGATATTGCCTGTAATGGTATCCCTAAGGCCGGCTCCCGCTTTCAGCACAGACACAAGGGGCACATGGTGACGGTTCTCACTGCGACAGAGAAAGATGTTTCCTACCGGAAAGCCTGCGGGAAAGTTGGCTGGATGGGGTTACGTGAGTTTTTACGGCTACACAATGAGGTTTTGGTATGAGCAATCAGGTCTTTGAAATTGTTCAGGCCATGTCAGGGCAGGGGAACTGCATAACGATTCCCGGCCCGTATCTGGATTTCTTTGCAGGAGACAGGCAGCAGCATTTGCTGGCAGCGATTCTCAATCAGCTGGTGTTCTGGTCGGGTAAGTCGAGTCTGGATGATGGCTGGTTTTACAAGGAGCATGCGGCGCTCGCGAAAGAGGTTCGTGTTCTTGAAGGTGATGTTGTTAGAAGGGCTATCTACAAAATCACTGAGCAATATTTGCCCGGCGTTATTCAGGAAGATACCCGTCAGGTGAACGGTACACCGAAGAAGCACTACCGCATCGACCAGGAAGAACTGATGCACAAGATTTTCCCGGCAATACTGGATTCGGCACAAACGCCGAATCGGAATAAGTCATTGAAAGAATTGGATTCGGCACAAACGCCGAATGCAAACGGCACAAACGCCGAATGCATTCGGCATAAACGCCATATCCAGGATTCGGCACAAACGCCGAATGGAAACGGCACAAACGCCGAATCCTATCTCTATACAGATCTTAAAAATACAGATCTTAAAACAGATCTTAAAAAACAAGAGGGGCGTCCTCTCCCTGTGGATAACTTTTCTGAAGCTGCTCAGAAAACCGTCATCCCGGAAGCAGTTATTCCTGACGTAACCGAAGACAGCAACCTGGCTACCGATGACGACTTTGACCTCGCTATGTGGTTCTGGTCGACCATCGTCGAGATGTACGAGCGAGCAGCCGAGTTTGATGGCTGCCTTGCAAAACCGAGAGAACCGAACTTTGTCGCCTGGGCAAACGAAATTCGTTTGCTGCGCCAGGAGCATGGCTGCAGCCATGACCATATCCGAACCATGATTGAGCGAATCCAACGCCATCAGTGGTGGTGCGAGAAGATTCAGAACATGGCTACCCTGCGCCGAAAATGGCCTGAGCTGGTGCTGAGCCTTTGTCCGGCAAACCTGTCTACCGGCAGCTCGTTCGGTGTGAGCAGCAAACTGGATACCGACATCCCGAAAGGTTTCCGGGGCTAACAAATTTAACCGTGAGGATATCTCTGATGGAAAAAATTACTGACGTGCTGAAAGAGCTGGAGAAGGTCACCTGCCGTGAGCTGGCTGTTTATTTCGACCTGACAGCGCCTGAAATGCTGGCCCGCCTGATGGTGCTGGAGCGCGAAGGCAAAGCGCAAAACCTGAATGGCTACTGGATGCCGGGTGGAAGCACCGAGCCCGTAGCGGTAACCAGCAAACTCACAGAACTGGATATCAAACTGCTCCAGTTGGTGCCGGTTGGAGTCTGGTTTGAGTGGCAGTCCCTGGCTGGCTTCGTTGATCGCCCTCGCTACCGCTGCGAGCGTCTGGTGGCCGCGGGGTTTATGAATTCGAAGGTTACTAACCCTGGCAATCCGCACCACGGCACTAAATTCCAGAAAATCCGCGAGGTGACCCGGTGATGAGAGAGATACCTGATTGCCCGGTCTGTGGTTCCGCTGCTGAGTTTTATTTTCGGGATTACCAGGCTGGCGCCTGTTCCGGGGCCCTGAGATGCCCTTACGGACATCTCCGTGTACAGGATAGTTACTGGGCTGGTGGCAAGAGCAAATCGAAAATCCGGCTGATTGAAAAATGGTCTCAGCAGGTAGAACAGAAAAAAGGTGAAGTGAAAAATGGCTAAAGACTCAAAGCTTGTATACGGCGCCAGTGGCAAAACGAACGTTTTGACGTTCGAACCTGAAAACCTGCATCTGGTTACCGACAAAACGCACCCGATTTACGATGAGCGCATCCACCTGCCTATTAGCGAGGCAATGGTGCTGAACATCATGGACCAGGGCGTTCTTGAGCCGATTATCGTCTGGAAAGACCCGGAAACAGGGCTGTCTTGTGTGGTTGATGGTCGCCAGCGTGTGCGCCATACACTGGAAGCCAACAAGCGTCTGTTGAAAGAGGGTAAAGAACCGTTACTGGTTCCAGCAGTCGCTAAACGTGGCTCCGCCATTCGCATGGCGCAGGCGATGGTAAGTGCTAACGAAATCCGCCAGGCAGATACGCCACTGGGCCGAGCAAAGAAAATGGCTGATGCGCTGGAGCGCGGGCACGACGAGGACGATTTAGCGCTGATGTTTGGCGTGAGTGTCCAGACCGTTCGCGCAACGCTGTCACTGCTGGATGCCACCCAGGCTGTTCGCGATGCAGTGGAGTCCGGAACGGTCACCGTTACCCAGGCGCGTCAGCTGGCATCGCTTAAACCCGAAGAACAGCGGGAGAAGGTCTCTGAAATCGAAGCGGCAACTGCTGGCACAACCGGCCATGAAAAAGCCCGGCGTCAGCGTCAGATCCTCGGCGAGGCAAAACCGCGCCTGAGAACCCGCAAAGAAATCACAAAAGCCCTGGAATCAGCCGAGGGTGAGTATGCAAGCGCACTTCGTTGGGTGCTTGGGGAGGAATCATTATGAGCAAAATAGGCGATCATTTCTTTGAATTTCCGGCGTCGCGTGGAACTCAGGGGGATTCAATTGTCCTGATGCTGACAGTACCTGCGCGGACACTAACGCGAGTCCTCGCCAGCGATAACTACGGCGACACCCTTGATCGATCTCAGCGAGAACTGAACCCCGCCAGGGCGAAAAAGTTTTATCAGTATCTCGTTGAAGCATACGAGAACAAGGAACCATTCATTATTCCGCCGCTTGTAGGTAACTGCGACTCGTATGTTGAATTCGAAGAGTTCGGAAACACTAATGTTGGGGTGGCCCGTTTCCCGATGGATGCAGAGATTAAATTGTTTGATGGTCAGCATCGTGCAGCCGGTATTGCGGAATATTGCCGCACCATTGATGAACCGATCCATGTCCCGATGATGCTTACTCTCCAGTTACCACTGAAGACGCGGCAGCAGTTTTTCTCGGACATTAACAACAATGTATCGAAGCCATCTGCGGCCATCAACATGGCCTATAACGGGCGCGATAAGAACGCTCAGGAGATGGTCAGCTTTATCAGTTCACACGCCGTCTTTTCTGAAGTCACCGATTTTGAGCATAACGTGGTTCCCGCGAAAAGCGATAAGTGGGTGAGCTTCAAGGCCCTTAGTGATGCTACGGCAAAATTTTCAGGTTCCTGCTCACAGGATGATCTTGAAGGGTTATGGAATGCGTGGCTAATGCTGACTGGTTTAGATGATATTCGCAAAGGTACTAACCAGGCAGAGTACAAACGCGAATACATCCAGTTCCATGCCGTGATGATTAACGCCTTCGGCTACGCAGTGCAGCGGCTAAGCGAAGGCCGGGGAGTTCGTGGGGTCACGCTGATGATTGAGGATCTGGTTATGAATACCGGCATTGCCGAACGTGAAGACTTTTTCCTTATTTCATCATGGGACGGCATTTGCGTCAGCTGCGAGAAAACCAGGCCAACGGTCATTGCAAATGTATCTGCACAAAAGGCAGGTGCATCACGTCTGATGAATGCCATCGTGAATAAAACTTTGTTTGTTAGTCGCAGTAAGGAGACCTGCCATGACTGATATCACCGAACTGGAGAGACATCAACGCAGGACCGCAATTCTCTTTGCGGAAAACGACCTGAAAAACACAGAGCAAGGGATAAAACAATAAAACGCAAACAAGATATTTGTTATCAACAAATCACAGGTTTGTATTTATGCGAATGATAACGCGAAAGAAACCGGCATTCACTGAGCTGTATCAGACCGGCGTACTGACTCGCATAGCCGCCGTAAAAAGTCCCGATGGCGGCGGCTGGCGATTGTTTGGGTTATGGCGGGGGAAGGATATAGCTGTGTTTGTGGAGGCTGCTCGCGGAGGAATACGCGAGTGGTCTGGGCTGGACTACCTTGCTAACTTCTGCGCGAGCTGCGGAATCAGCCTCTGGGAGATTCACAACAAGGTCACAGAAAAACCGCCGCAGTGATATATAATCACCTCCACACCAGAGGGGGCTTGTGTCGAAGTGGAGCCTCTCCCTGCGGCTTTACATGTAAAATGCGCATTAGTGAACTTTGGACGTAAGGAAAACAACAATTGGTATCGTTTATGAAAAAAACATTGCTTCTGGTTTGTGCTGTCCTTGTATCCAACGTGGCGCTTGCTATTGAAAAAAAAGAAGAAATAGTACCTGTTCGCATAAGCTGTCCTGCGCCAGTGATGCCAGTCAAGGCTCAGGCATTGAGAATTGAAGGGAGTGTCGATTATGCGGCGTGGGTTAATGATAAAGGCGATGTGTACTCAGTAGACATAACGGGCGATGAGGTTTTCTTCAGGGAAACTGAGGTTGCTATTAAAAAGTGTAAGTTTGTGCCAGGCCATCCAGGGGTATATCGGGATACAATAAAATTTAGTCTGGTAAAACCTTAAAAAGGGCGTTTGTCGTCAAATATCTACCATGTGGGTAACTCCGCGGCATGCTGAGGCTCTAGTGAGCAGAGATGTGTCAGGCACGTGAGGCTGCTTAACGGTAACCCTCGCAGAATGCAAAGCCGCGCAGCGAGCACGTCAGTTCACGGGTGCGATAATTCAAAAAATAATATAAGGCGGGGAGGTCATCCCCGCGAAAAGAGTTACGCCGCACCAATATAAATTGTCGTGCTTGATGGAGTGGAGCCACCCTCTGAGGAGCTCATTCGCGCCTCAATGGTTGCTGTTTGGTTAGCTTCGATGTATCCCTCCCACCCTTTAGTTTCTGACCAGCCTAAGCTCACTCCATTCGGCATAACTGCTCCTTCTGCGTATGCTTTAGCAACTGAATTTCCATTGAAGAAAAGCTCATGTTTGGCCTTTGACTTACCTCCTGGGGCAAGGGCTAGCAGTAACGGAACCATTATTCTGCGTCGGTAAGATACGGCGCCAACGTTAAAAACCAGACCGCTTTCAATACAGTGAGTCTCTTGAACTTGCATTTCATTACTCCTTACTGATTGACGAATAAATGATTTTTACAACATAACTCTCAGCCGAGTATCGGGGTTGATGCACGTCAAGCTTCAGTGAAGAACACAGAAAATCACAAATTCACAGGCTAACCAATGCCCAATTCCATGAGGGGAGTCGACAATGCTCATTTCGCTGTTATCCCCGGAGAGGGCTTTTTTATCTTTGGGCATACGGTTCCCGCATGCATTTTTCTCTGTGCAACATCAAAATGGTTGAGTCGAAAACCAGGCAGTAATCAGACTAACTAACCTACCACAGCGCTTGTGTTAGTGATGCCTACCGATGAATATTACCCATTCTGCTCTGGCAGATAGGGGGTTGCACACTATACAAAATATGCATCATCAACTGTTATAGTTTTTTATGCTGCATAACTCCGAGTTGTAATCGTTAAACTCTGAAGTTAAATGAGGACCTTTAGTTAGGTGAAACAGGGGGTTGCGCACAACGCAAAATGTGCATTCTTTGTCGCGGTAGTGTTTTCTGCTACTCCATTTTTCATGTAATTAATTAAATCCTGAAATTGGCTAAATTCTTCTATCTGAGTGAAATGGGGGGTTGCACCAGAGAAAAAATGTGAATGACTTTTCTGGCTATAATGAATTTTTTTAACATATTGAATTTTATTAATTTATTCTGTTTTTTGGTTTTCTTTCTAGCTCGTGAAAATAGGGGGTTGATGGACGATTTAAATATGCGATTGTAATTCTATCAGATGTGAGTTTTGCACAGGAGATAGCCATGCATATCCCAGACGATTTATTTCCGGGGCTAAAGGGTCATACTGGGCCTGTACTTATTTATCTTAAGAATGGAGCTGCAGAGAAGGGATTCCCGCTCCGGCAGGATGAGTTTGTTACCTCCCTTAAATCCCTTGATGAGGCTTACAAAAAAGCAGGGTTACCCCCTGTAAGTCAGGACTAAAATTAGCTATATTAATTATGGGTCTGAACAACCCTTCTTGTCAGTTGCTGTGCCACGGAGAAAAACCGATGGCGCAGAAGAAACACCCTCAAAAGATTTACCCCCTTACACCGGCTATCACTAACGCTGGTGTTTCTGCTTGTCTGTCGCACCAGGGCGGTGCGATATGAGCAAATCCAAAACCAAGGCTGAAAAGCTCCATCTGAGCCGCGTAGCTGCGCTGGGTTGCATCGTATGCCGGAACCTCAATTATGGCGAATCACCTGCTGAAATCCATCACTGCAGTTCTGGGACTGGCTTGTCTGTCCGTGCTGATAACTTCCATGTCATTCCGCTATGCCATGCCCATCACCGTACTGGTGGCTACGGCGTTGCTATTCATGCTGGCCGTAAGTCATGGGAAGAAAAGTTCGGTACAGAGGCTGAGTTATTGAGTCAGGTACTCCAGGAGTTAGGGGAGAGCGTGAATGACTAATTTTTACTGTGAGGCCCTTACGGCGCTGCGTTCAGCACCCCATCACTATTTGAAAGAAGTCGGCGACCAGTGGCGAACTCCGGACCTGCTGTTCTGGGGTATTAACGCGATGTTTGGCCCGTTGATGCTGGACCTGTTCGCAGACGACAGCAACGCAAAATGTCCTGTCTGGTACACCGCAGAAGATAACGCGCTGATACAAGACTGGTCGGAAATGCTTTCCTCAATCGGCGGCGCAGCCTACGGAAACCCACCTTACAGCCGCTCTCAGTACCACGAAAAGCAGGCCATCACTGGCATGACGCACATCATGAATTACGCCGCTGCACAACGCGAGAAGGGCGGTCGCTATGTCTTCCTGGTGAAGTCAGCCACAAGCGAAACGTGGTGGCCGGAAGATGCGGATCACGTCTGCTTTATTCGTGGGCGAATTGGTTTCGATCTGCCCGAGTGGTTTAAGCCAGCCGATGACAAACAAAGGCCGACCAGTGCGTTTTTCGCTGGCGCAATTGTCGTGTTTGATAAGTCATGGGCTGGCGAGCGGTTTAGTTACATCAATCGAGCGGAACTCGAAGCGAAGGGCCGCGCATTTATGTCACTGGCGCAGTTTGCTGCTGGCCAGAGCAATACCCAAAATGAGGTGAATGTATGATCAACCCTTCTGAAGTTGGTAAGTCAGGTGAAATGATTCGCCTCCGTACGCTGGAAAGCATCTGGATACAGGGAAAGCTGCGCATGTGGGGCCGCTGGTCTTACATCGGCGGCGGTAGTGGCGGCAATATGTTTAACCAGTTACTGGCTTCCGGGAAAGTCACTAAAACAGCCATCAACGAAGCATTACGCCGGATGAAGAAGTCTGGCATCTCGAAGCCTGAGCTTGAGGCGTTTTTTCGTGAAATACTCGCGGGGAAAAACAAAAGCGGCCTGGCCTTCTGTACAGACGATGAAGGACTGCTGATTGATAAGGTACTGGGGGCAGTCCTTATTACAGGTGGTCACAAAGAGCTGTATCACCTGCTGGTGGAGCATTACCGGTTACGGAAGAGCAAACGCCGCATAGCGGAAGAGATATATGAAAAGCATCCCGACTGGTGCTTTATGACCTGTAGACGCAGAGTTGATACGTGGCTTAGTTTGGCAGAATCGATGCTGTACGCACCAATGTGTGACGCATTCGGCACAAATGGCGACAGATTTTACTTGCAAAGTGAGCCAGAAACTGTTTGAATTGTGATAGGCTCGGGACGTTAAAGCGAACTGAGCAGCAAGAAAAAATTAAAGGCCCAAGGCTAACCCCCTTGGGCTTTGTCATTTCTGCACTCTGGTCAGGGCTCTTGGGTAGAGACGTGCTGCACGATACGTTAAAGCCCTCTGCGCAGAGCCCTGAACCAGATTGCTGGTTTAGCTCAGAAGGTAGAGCGCCTGCCTTGTAAGCAGGATGTCGGCGGTTCGATTCCGTCAACCAGCACCAGAACGGCAGAGGGGCCAGCGTCTGAAGCGAATCCCGATCACAATGCGTAACTTATCTAGGGGAAGCTATGCAGCAACCATATTTTTTTAACCCGGGCATGACCACTCAACAGCTTGAAGACTGGCTTGGGCAACAGAAAATCTATCTTGCCCACTTCAACCGTCTGATAGCAGAAAAAGCCGCTCTTGAGGAGCGGCTGAGTCAGATCTCTGCGGAGATTGGGCGAGTCGCTACTGGTAGCTTTGAAGGAATGCTGAGTTTTCCCTGGGATCCCAGTCCTCTTGTGGAAAATCCTCAACAGGATAGTGGCCAGTCGGCAGATTGAGTGACGCCAGGACAGCGGCAGCATCTTCTGACATATAACTGGGCTTTAGTTGACTGGCAATGATAAAGAGACAGTCGTTTAGCGAGAGTCTTCTAATCTCTTCAGGTTTCCACTTGGTCATTTCGAAGATAAGGTGATGAAGAGCCTTATCGTTATCAAAATAATAATAATCCGATGAAAAGTGTTTCCTGTACTCATCGAGAATACATTCAAGAGTGTATATTTGTCCTATTCGATACCAAACCTGCCTGGCTCTGTAACTGTGTGAGTCTGCCAGTAATGTTTGGGGGAAGTTGTTATTTTGACAAACCCGGGACTTGATTACCTGTAAAAGGTCTGAGTACTTACTCATATTTTCACCAGTTGATGTTTTAATCATTTGCGAATCAATTTTATCAAAGAGAAAAACAAGCCGCTACACGCTGATAACATCAGGCTGGGCGGTTATGGTGAGCCGATACCTCAGACAAGCAGAGCATTGAAACCAGAAAGACTGAATGTTAAATTTCTGGTGTGGTGAATCCCCCTATGCGGAGGGGCGTCCAGTCAGTTACAGAACCTGTAAATGCAGCGCGGGCCATGCCGACTGGGGCATGCTCACCGGGAGGCACCCGGCACCACGCAATGCTACTAAGCTATTTGGTAGTGGGGTTGCCGTTTCGGCTTCTCCAGCTATGTTTAAAAGGTAGTAACGGAAAACGAGCGCTCTCCTGGTAAATTGGTAGCTCGGACTATTAGGTGCGCCTCGAACCGTTGAAGAATCAGTATTGCCTACCTTCTGCCCGCCCCTCTGAGCGGGCTTTTTTTCGCCTGATTAAGGCATTGCTACAAACCATAAGACATTTAAGGGCTGCGCTTTAGCGTGGCCTTTTTTTATCCGCGCCACGCCCGGCGCATAAAACCTGCAGAGCTTTTCGGGGTGAGCCTTTGGAATGGTCGTGTGACTGTTCTGCAGGGCGACCACTCCGGGCGAAGGCTCACCTCAAAAGGATAGTCACATGAAAAAAGTCATCATGGCCGCTATTGCGGTCGCTTCGCTGTGCCTGAGTAACGCCGCTTCGGCTGCGGATGTCGTTATCACTACGGGTCAACAGGGCCTGACCTATAACGCGGTGTACGGCGTTAATCTCGCCAGCGCACTCAGCGAGTATGGTTACAGCTCGACGGTGATCCCCAGTAAAGGCTCTCTGGACAATCTCGACAAGGTCGCCAGCGGTACCGCCCAGATCGGTTTCACTCAGGCTGATGCTTTCCAGTTCTGGCGCAGCCGCCACAGCAACGAAGCGCAGAAGGTGGACATCATCGGCGAGCTGGCTGATGAATGCGTTTTTGTCGCGGTGAAGAAGGGCGGCAAGGTCAGCGATGAAGGTGATTTAAAGGCAGGTGTGAAAATCGCGGTCGGTGAGCCCTCCAGCGGATCGTATGCATCCTGGCAATATCTGCAGGGGCTGGAAAAGGATTACGCCAAAGTAGAGACCTATGCCAAAGGCGGTGTGCGCTCGCTGGCGAAAGTCACCACTGGCGAGTATGACGCCTTCCTTTGGGTATCTGCGCCGGACCGGTCGAATAAGTTTCTGGAGGCGGTTAACCAGGAAGGCAGCGGCCTGACGATGATCGATATGAACGGCTGGCACGTTGACGATAAATTGCCGAACGGGAAGCCGGTGTACGAGATGAAAAAGGCGGTTACCGAATCCGGCTGGCTGAGTGATTCGAAGGTGAAGGTTCCCTGTACTAAGACGCTGGTGGTCGCCAATACCGATGCCGGTGATGACATGCTGGAAACGGCCTCGACTGTCCTGCTGAAAAACCTGAGCCGGGTACTCGGCACCAACGGTAAGTAATCATGCTGCGCAGGCTGTGTTTCTGGGCGCTGTTTGTCGTTCTACTGTTCGTAGCCTGGCGGGTGGCTGGCATGCTGATGGATCTGGTTCTGCTGGTGGTTATCGTCGGGGCGCTGGCGGTGTGCTGGCCAATCAGAATAAAAAGAGGCTGACGGGCTCAGCCTCTTTAAGATAAAGATCAGCGCATGATCAATACCGCTTCTTAAAAGTATTTTTAAGCTTTTTCCTGTCCTTGGTGTAAGAAACGAAAGAAAGTACAGCGACTATAAAAAGAACTACCGCCAGTGCTAAAATGAGTAAATTTGCCATGCAGGTTTAATCCCTTGAAATGTATGTGGACATTTTTGTTTTTTTGTGGGGAGGATTCTATGGTGAGGGTAAGAAAAATCCTAATCAATAGTTTTGGTAAATTTATAATTTTAGATGATTTTTTATTGTTGTTATTGAAATTATATTTCATGCATTGATTATGCATAATCCGACTGATTATTGAATCTTAAGGAAGAAGTTAGCGCACTGGTATCGCAGCGTGTTGACTAAGTGAATGTTGCATAGCTAATGTATGCGCGTGGTGAATCCCCCTATGCGGAGGGGCGTAACCTCAGCTACCGGAGATAAGCTTCCACCCTTTTCTGATTAGCATGGTTAATGCGAGTTAAGGTGTTTAACCAAAGACTCACCGGGAGGCACCCGGCACCACAGCCAATATAAAAATGATGATAGCCGGAAGGCCCACTCGGTGGGCCTTTTCTTTGGGCGAAAAAAGCCCGCTTAGAGATGGTTAAATCAGCGGGCGCATTAAGGTGACATGCAAAAGTTGGACACCTGATGGTTCAGCTCAGGTAGCGCGATAATATCACTGCTTTTAAAGAAGTAAATCCGAATCACAGGGCTGCCAACAGGCGGCTCTTTCTGTTTTGGTCGCCAGAACGTCACTCACTTTGTGCTTTGTCGTAAATTCATCTGGTGGCCATTCCCCACTTCACACAGCGCCATCCGTCATTAACGGAGGTGAGGCTTATGCGAATGCCCTACAAACAAGATTTCATCGCCGCTCTGCTGGCAGCTAAGGAGCAGGGTATCGGCGCAATACTGGCTTTCATCATGGCGTATTTGCGGGGTCGCTATAACGGTGGCGCTATGGCGAAGACGCTGATCGATGCGGTCATGTGCGCGATGATCGCCTGGTTCGTCCGTGACCTTCTCGACTTCATTGGCCTGAGCAGCAATCTCGCGTATATCGCCAGTGTCTTCATTGGCTACATCGGTACAGACTCGATCGGCAACCTGATTAAGAAGTTCGCCGCCAGAAAAGCAGGGGTTGATGATGCTGGAACTCAATAAGCAGCGCAGGGCATTTCTGGATATGCTCGCCTGGTCAGAGGGTACTGACAAGCCAGGGCAGAACACCAAAAACAGGGGTTATGATGTCATTGTCGGCGGATCGCTTTTCTCTGACTACAGCGACCACCCACGAAAACTGGTCAACCTCCCCAAGTTGGGCATCAAATCTACCGCGGCTGGGCGTTACCAGTTGCTTTCAAAATGGTGGGATGCGTACCGGAAACAGCTTGGACTGAAAGACTTCTCTCCAGCCTCACAGGACCAGGTGGCACTGCAGCAAATCAAAGAACGTGGCGCGCTTCCGCTCATCGATAACGGGCAGATTCGGCAAGCTATCGATCGTTGCAGCAATATCTGGGCGTCATTGCCCGGGGCAGGCTATGGCCAGTTTGAGCATAAGGCAGACAACCTGATCGCAAAATTCAAAGTCGCTGGCGGCGTTGTAGCCGAAGTACAACCATGAACCGGTTAACCGCCATTATCAGCGCAGTGGTTATCCTGCTGCTTTGCTGTGTTTTCTCATGGCGTTCTGGCTGGAATTCTCACGCTGACCATATCAATGCCCTGGCGGTGAAGAAAAAAGAGAAAGCCGAAAAGGCTATCCAGCCTGTTGAGCAAAAGGCCGCTGCCGCTACAGAAGAGGGCAAGGTCATCTACCGAACCATAACCCGCGACGTGGTGAAATATGTCCAGTCTCCGAATCGTACTGTTTGCCGGTTTGACGATGATGCTGTGCAGCTGCGCCAACGTGCCATCGACGCTGCCAATGCCATCCCCGGATTTGATGACGGCGCCTTGCAAAGCAAGTGACGCAGGGAAAGACAGCGACGAAGACCTGCAGGCTGATATCGAAACCGCTCAGTGTCTGCGCCAATTGCGGTTAGATAAATACCGCTGGCAGGCCTACTATCGGGCTGTGAGTCAGTAGCAGGAATACATCCGCACGCAGTGTCTGAAATAGTGAGTACATCAACGCCTTAAGCGCGGGCTACAGAAACCCGCTATCCTTCAGTTTTTTAGCCAATAAGTAATTGGTGATTACTCCAAGAGAAACCCCAACAATCCACGGCACAGCTGAATTAAGCATTAGCGAGTTGTTCACATTAATGCTGGCGGTGATGCAGGCATAGGTATTTGTAAAAGCAAACCATGTAAAAAGTATCTGTTTCATTTGGTTATCTCCATGCTTTCCCTCCCAACAATATCCACCTACGAGCTAGTAAAAGCAAACCAGGTACAACCGAAAAGGCTACGAAATGATTGCAACCATAGGAACCATTATTGTTTGGGCGCTCATCGTTGTAGGCGCAGCTGTTGGGCTGTTGTGTGCATTTATCGGGCTTATGTTTCTCATCAACTTTCCCATGCGCTAACCCCACTAAGGGATAAATCACCAACTATCCCCACTTGAGGATATTACAGAAGTCACTAAGTTAGTGGCTTCGATAATGCTCCCCACATCGCACAGAGGTAAGACATGTCAGAGATCACCGCATCCGAGCAAATCCGCCTGGATATCATCAAGAAAGTTAACTACGACACTGCAGCGGCCAAGCTGGCCATTGACTGGGTTGGTGATAGCAATCTGAAAGCTGAGCTATTCGCTGACTCTTTTGATCGTGTCTTCACTGAAAGTGAGATTGTCTCGAAGACCCGCAAGGCCATCCAGGAAGCGACTGAGGCGCTGGCGCTGTTTGATACCATCGCAGAACAGGCGAGCTAAGGCATTACAGCAGGCATTCACTGAGTGCCTGTGATAATGCAGGGCTCAATTGCGGTGTTGTTGTTTCCCCTGTTAATCTGTCCCAAATAAACCGATGGGGAATAGGGACGTGAAAAAGTTACTTTTTGCAGCATTAATTGGTGTTTCAGCTTTAACAATTACCGCATGTGCGCCAACAGTCCAGAAAGTAGATTACAACCAGAGATCAATGCTTTTATCTCTTGGAATGAACAAAAACGACGTCATGCAGATCATGGGGTCACCACGCAGGACGGATGTGAACCAGGAACGTGAGCGCTGGATATACTGGAATAAGGCTCTCTATGGCTACACAATCATTGATAACGAACAATTGGCTAACGATCGACTGGTTATAACTTTCGTTAATGGTAAGGTCACCAAATGGGGCCAGCAAACGCTGACTGATGACATAATGGAGTCATCACAAAAGAGCGCTCAGGCTTATGCTGAGGCACTCAAGAAATAGCCATTTCAGTCAAACGAGAACCTCGCTTCGGCGGGGTTTTTTTATATGCAAAAAGAGGTAATAACCGATGAGCTTTAAACATGAACTTGGTCAGGTGGTAACCGTCAGTATCAGTGAAGAAGAAGGGCATATCAAAGCTCGTGCTGAATATACGCATGGCCCCAATCAGTACCTTATTCATTATCGTGCAGCAGACGGGCGAGCTGTAGACGCATGGTTTGAAGAAGGGGAGCTGTCTCCATCTGCACAGTAGACGTACGCATTACAGAAGCCCCTCACATTGCGAGGGTCTTGATAATGCGAATGAGTATCACTTTTGATTTCAAATGGTGAAATTGGATGTTTGGACGTCTAAATGGCCATGAGTGGTGGTTATGAATTATTAAAGTGCAAATGGTAATCATTATCATTTAATGGGTCCTCCCGGAGGGGTGGGCTACCACGGGGCGGCGGACTCGCGGAAAACGGCTAGTTTTCATTTTTCATAGTCATCATCATCATGTGCTCAGGTTATTGATTTTCCAGATGTCGGATTTTCAATGATGTCGAATCGTATAAAAAGTGTTCACCATCATGGACCAGGAAATCGCTACTTTAAAACTCAATATCAACCAGCTTGCCGGGATTACTGGCGTACACCGCCAGACCGTCGCTACCAGGCTAAAAAATGTCAGTCCCGCCCAGGGAAGTAACAGCAAACTTAAGTTGTATCTTGTCACCGATATTCTGACAGAATTAATGATCCCGACTGTTTCCTCATCGAATCTTGAAGAGATGACACCCCCTGATCGCCTCGCTCACTGGAAAGCAGAAAACGAGCGGTTGAAATTTGAAGTAGATACCAAGCAACTTATCCCCGCCGAAGACGTCGCACGTGAATTTTCAATGATGGCGAAAGCCGTCGTCATGGTACTTGAAACACTTCCGGACATTCTTGAGCGCGACTGTGCACTTACGCCGGTTGCGGTATCACGCGTGCAAAGCGTGATTGATGACCTGCGCGATCAGGTTGCCCAAAAAGTAATGGACGCTGAACCAGAGGAGGATGAGCCAGAGGAGGACTGATGACAAAACGGGCATCTGCCAGGGGGATACGCCGCGATGTCTCCGGTATTCTTCGTGCCCCACGTCGTATGCAGGTGGCCGATGCGGTCAGCTCATATATGCGTGTGCCGATGGGGGCGGGTAACTCCGTACCATGGGACCCCAATCTGGCCCCTTATATTATTGAGCCGATGAATTGTCTGGCATCCCGTGAATATGATGCGGTGGTGTTTGTCGGACCGGCCCGAACCGGGAAAACGATTGGCCTGATTGATGGCTGGATTGTCTACAACATCGTTTGTGATCCCGCTGACATGCTGGTTATTCAGGTCTCCGAAGAGAAAGCGCGTGAACATTCCAAGAAACGCCTCGATCGCACATTCCGGTGTAGTCCGGAAGTAAAATCGCGACTCAGTCCGCGTCGCAACGACAATAACGTTCACGACCGCACCTTCCGGGCCGGTAACTATCTCAAACTGGGCTGGCCGTCAGTCAACATTATGTCGTCGTCAGACTATAAAAGCGTGGCGTTAACTGACTATGACCGCTTTCCTGAAGATATCGACGGGGAAGGTGATGCATTTTCCCTTGGTTCGAAACGTACCACTACGTTTATGTCCAGCGGGATGACTCTGGTTGAGAGTTCACCTGGCCGAGATATTCGTGACACGAAATGGCGACCAAACACTGCACATGAGGCGCCGCCGACTACCGGCATATTATCGTTGTTTAATCGTGGTGACCGCCGCCGCCTTTACTGGCCTTGCCCGCATTGCGGAGAATATTTTCAGCCGGAGGTTGCAAATATGACGGGCTACCGGGATTCCCTTGATCCCGTTGTGGCAAGTGAGTCTGCATATCTCCAGTGCCCGGCCTGTAAAGGCAGGATCACCGCAGATATGAAACGTGAACTGAATATCCGCCATGTCTGGTTACGCGATGGAGAAAAAATAGACCGTGATGGCAACAGATTTGGGGAGCCGCGGCGATCACGCATCGCTTCATTCTGGATGGAGGGGCCTGCGGCTGCATATCAGACATGGTCGCAGATGATATACAAATTCCTGACTGCTGAGCAGGAATATGAGTCCACCCAGAGCGAAGAGACGCTGAAAACGGTAGTTAATACCGACTTTGGTCGGCCTTATCTACCCCGAACCAGTCTCGAACAACGTAAGAGTGAGCTGCTCGAACGACGCGCTGAAGACGTGCCGAAGCGATCTGTACCAGATGGTGTGCTCTTTATGACTGCAACCGTTGATGTGCAGGGCGGTAAATCCCGTCGTTTCGTGGTTCAGGTGACTGGCTACGGTGAGCAGGGTGAGAGATGGCTGGTCGATCGCTACAACATCCGCCAGTCTCTGCGGGCAAACGAGCACGGTGAATGCTACTCCATCGATCCGGCAAGTTACCCGGAAGACTGGGATTTACTTTTGTCTGACGTGTTCGAAAAGTCATGGCCCTTAGCGAGTAACCCTTCAAAACGCATGCGGATCATGGCGATGGCTGTCGATTCCGGCGGTGAGGATGGTGTCACCGATAACGCCTATAAGTTCTGGCGTAAGTGCCGCCGGGATGGGCTTGGTAAAAAGATTTTCCTCTTCAAGGGCGACAGTGTCCGACGCTCAAAACTGATTACCCGAACATTTCCTGATAACACTGACAGATCAACTCGCCGGGCAAAAGCCGCTGGCGATGTGCCGCTTTACCTTCTTCAGACTGATGCGCTGAAAGATCAGGTGAATAACGCCCTGTGGCGAGAATCACCCGGCCCGAACTATGTGCATTTCCCTAAATGGCTCGGCAGCTGGTTTTACGATGAGCTGACCTATGAGGAACGTTCACCCGATGGAAAATGGAGCAAACCGGGCCGAGGTCCGAATGAAGCTTTCGATCTACTCGTTTATGCCGATGCGCTGGCCATATTGCACGGATACGAAAAGATCAAATGGCCGGATGCGCCTGAATGGGCGAGGCGGGCAACGTGGATTGAAGAAAGCACGCCGGAAACTGGCGAAGCGTCACCCACGTTATCAGCAAAAACGACCCATAGCAGAAAAAAACGGAAGGCAAATAAGCCGGATGTTGAAAACAATCCGTGGACTACATCATCAGGAGGCTGGGTGTGAAACAAACCGATATTGAATCCATTATCCAGCGTTATACCGATGCGGAAATAGCTGTTCTGGATGGAAAGTCTATTACATTCAACGGACAGCAGATGACGCTGGAGAACCTGTCCGAAATCCGCAAGGGGCGTCAGGAATGGGAGCGCCGTCTTGCATCCCTGTTGGCTCAACGTCACGGGCGACCTGGTTATAAACTCGCGAGGTTTCCATGAGCCTGTTAGATGATGCGATTGGCGTCTTTTCCCCTGGATGGAAAGCGGCGCGGTTACGTTCGAGAGCAATGATACAGGCATATGAAGCTGTTAAGCCTACTCGTACGCATAAGGCCCGCAGGGAAAATCGTTCCGCTAACCAGCTTAGTCAGATGGGAGCTGTTTCACTTCGAGAACAGGCTCGCTGGTTGGACAATAACCACGATCTGGTTATTGGTGTATTCGATAAGCTCGAGGAAAGGGTAGTTGGAGCTAAAGGAATTATTGTTGAGCCACACCCGGTACTAAAAAACGGAAATATCGCAAAAAAACTGGCAGAACAAATCAGAACGAAGTGGGCCGAATGGTCAGTCAGCCCTGAGGTTACGGGACAGTTTACCCGCCCGATGCTTGAGCGGTTGATGCTCAGGAGTTGGCTCAGAGACGGGGAAATTTTCGCTCAGATGGTGAGTGGCTCAGCGCAGGGACTTGATCCAGTGGCTGGTGTTCCTTTCTGGCTTGAAGCGCTAGAGGCTGATTTTGTGCCGATGACCAACAATGAGTCACAGCAACTTTGTCAGGGGGTTTATGTCGATAATTGGGGACGCCCGAAAAAGTACCTGGTTTATAAAAGTCTGCCTGTTACCGGCCGTCAATTGGATACGAAAGATATTGATGCCGGGAATATGCTTCATCTCAAATTTACCCGTCGCCTTCATCAAACCAGAGGGACGTCTCTCCTTTCTGGTGTTCTCATGCGCCTCAGTGCGCTGAAAGAATACGAGGATGCGGAGTTAACGGCCGCACGCATAGCCGCCGCCCTGGGGATGTACATAAAAAAAGGGGACGGGCAAAGTTTTACGGATGAGAACAGCAAAGATAATCGTGATGTAATGATTGAGCCAGGCATTATCTATGATGATCTCCTTCCCGGTGAAGACATCGGGATGATCAAATCTGACAGACCAAACCCTAACCTTGAAACATTCAGAAATGGGCAATTGCGCGCCGTTGCTGCTGGTGCTCGTCTCAGCTTCTCCAGTACAGCCAGAAACTACGATGGAACGTACAGCGCTCAGCGCCAGGAATTGGTTGAATCAACAGACGGTTATCTGATCCTCCAGGACTGGTTCATCGGAGCAATTACCCGGCCAATGTACCGAAACTGGTTAAAAATGGCGGTGGCTTCTGGCGAAATTCAGCTACCACGTGGGCTGGATATGGCGTCGCTTTACACCGCAGTTTATTCCGGTCCGGTCATGCCGTGGATCGACCCAGTTAAAGAGGCTAATGCCTGGAAAGCGCAAATCCGAGGTGGTGCTGCGACAGAATCTGACTGGGTGCGAGCTAGCGGGCGCAATCCGGATGATGTGAAACGTCGTCGCAAGGCTGAAGTTGATGATAACCGCGAACTGGGACTGGTGTATGACACCGATCCTGCAAACGATAAAGGAGGCACCAGTGCCGAAGTCAAAGAACCGGACGCCCCGTCGTCCGAAAGCCAGCGCAAGAAGTAATTCGTGGTTTCGTATGCAGGCCAGCGCCGACAATCAGGTAGAAATTTATATCTACGACGAGATCGGCTACTGGGGCGTGACCGCCCGGCAGTTTGTTAACGACCTTAAAGCGCTTGGTGATGTGACCCATATTAATCTTCATATCAATTCGCCTGGTGGCGATGTCTTTGACGGCATCGCCATTTTTAATGCTCTTAAACATCATGGTGCGTCAATTACCGTTCATATCGACGGTCTGGCCGCATCTATGGCCTCGGTCATTGCTATGGTAGGTAATCCGGTCATCATGCCTGAAAACACCATGATGATGATCCATAAGCCCTGGGGCTTTGCTGGTGGTGATGCCAACGATATGCGTGACTACGCAGAGCTTCTGGACAAGGTTGAGTCTGTTCTGATCCCTGCTTATGCAGAGAAAACGGGTAAGAGCCCCGATGAAATAGCGGCGATGCTGGAAGATGAAACATGGATGGACGGCAAAGAATGCGTCGCTATGGGTTTTGCCGACCAGGTCACCCCCTCTCTTCAGGCTATGGCCTGTATCCAGTCTAAACGTATTGAGGACTTCGAAAAGATGCCAAAAAATATTCGCAACATGTTAACGCCGCCGCGAGCTACCACGCAACGCGATCCCCAGCAACCACAAATGCAGCAGCCGGTGGTGAGCCAACCTTCCGTAATTGACGAAAACACCATTCGTGCTCAGGTAATCGCTGAGCAAAAGGATCGCGTTAATGGTATTAACAACCTCTTTGCGATGTTTGGTGGTAAACACGCCGAACTGCAGGCGCAGTGTGTAGCAGATATGGATTGCTCTGTCGATCAGGCTAAAGACAAACTGCTGGCGCTGCTGGGTAAAGATGCTTCACCATCGGCGAAAACCACGCCAGCGCATATTCATGCAGGTAACGGTAATTTTGTCGCCGATGGTATTCGCCAGGCATTGATGGCGCGTGCCGGATTTGAAGATCAGGAACGTGACAATGTCTACAACGGCATGACCCTGCGTGAATATGCCCGCATGGCCCTGACTGAGCGGGGAATTGGCGTATCCAGCTATAACCCGATGCAGATGGTAGGGCTGGCGCTGACGCACAGCACCTCTGATTTTGGCAACATCCTTCTTGATGTCGCCAACAAATCGATTTTGCAGGGCTGGGACGAAGCTGCAGAAACCTTTGAGCAGTGGACAAAGAAAGGCCAGTTGTCGGACTTTAAGACAGCGCATCGTGTGGGGATGGGCGGATTCCCGTCTCTGCGGCAGGTTCGCGAAGGCGCTGAATATAAGTATGTGACTACCGGCGATAAAGGTGAAACCATCGCGCTAGCCACCTACGGAGAAATTTTTTCTATCACTCGCCAGGCAATCATCAACGATGATCTGAACCAGCTCACAGATGTTCCGATGAAAATGGGCCGTGCCGCTAAGGCGACTATCGGTGACCTTGTTTACGCCATTCTGACCAAAAACCCAAAACTCTCAGATGGTAAGGCGTTATTCCACGCAGACCACAAGAACCTGTCCACCGGTGCTATTTCCGTCAGCAGCCTGGACGATGCACGTAAACTGATGCGCCTGCAGAAAGAGGGAGAACGATCTCTGAACATCCGCCCGGCATTTATGCTTGTGCCGGTCGCGCTGGAGACACTGGCTAACCAGACGATTAAATCAGCGAGCGTAAAAGGGGCGGATATTAACGCCGGGATTATTAACCCGATCCAGAATTTTGCAGATGTGATTGCAGAGGCCCGCCTTGACGAAGCTGACGCAAAAGCCTGGTATCTGATGGCGGCAAAAGGGACGGACACCATCGAAGTTGCGTATCTGAATGGTGTTGATACTCCTTACATTGATCAACAGGAAGGGTTTACCACTGACGGTATCGCTACAAAAGTTCGTATCGATGCTGGTGTGGCGCCGCTTGATTACCGCGGCCTGGTGAAATCCAGCGGCCAGTAATCATTACAGTTCTGAAAACGACGCCCGGAAGGGCTTTTTTTATACCTGAAATCAGCCCTGCGGGGCTGACAGGAGACGTTATGGCTAAAAATTATGTGCAAGACGGCAAAACCATCCCCGTGAAAAATTCTGGTACCGAGGAAATTCTCAGCGGTACACCTGTTTCTTTAGGCGGAATGATTGCGGTTGCAATTACCGATATTCAGCCGGGTGATGTAGGCGACGGATTCGCTGAAGGTGTCTTTCTTTTACCTAAGCTGCCAGCTGATGCTGTGACCGCCGGGGAAAAGGTATATCTCAAAGCTGGAAATGTTCAGCTGGATGACACCGATGCGGTGTTAGCCGGGACTGCTTGGGAGGATGCTGCGGCAGGCGTTACCTTCCTGGAAGTCAAAATCAATGGCTAATGCCTTTGACAATATGGCTGGCAGGATGGATGAACTGACGGCGAAAAGGCTGGGCAGAACGGTGACTATTAATGGCGATGAGCATATTGCTGTTGAAAGTCACCTGCTGCCTGAGCTGGGGCCGGTCGCGGGGGATGGGATTAACCTGGTTATTTTCAGCGCTGGCTATCAGCCGGCGCGGGGAGATGAGGTTATTTATAAAAGTCAGGTTTACACCGTTACCCGCTGGCTCCTCTTTAATGGTAAGCCGCAAATCTGGATTGAGGAGGTCACAGGTGACGATTAAAGGGCTGGAAGAGCTCAGGCAGAACCTGAGCAATATCAGTAAAAATGCCATTCCTCGGGCGACATCCCAGTCCATTAACCGGGTGGCTGGGCGTGCAATCAGCCGCAGCTCTACGCGAGTGGCGAAAGAGACTAAGGTTAAGCGCAAACTGGTCATGCAGCGCGCCAAACTTAAACGGGCAAGCCCTAAAAAACCAATGGCTACCATCAGAGTAAATCGTGGGAATCTCCCGGCAATAAAGCTGGGTCATGTCCGTGTTCAGCTTTCGCGGCGTAAGCGCGACAACGGTAGTTCTGGAAGCGTTCTGAAGATTGGGAATTTCAGCTTTCCTGGTGCTTTTGTGCAACAGCTTAATAATGGTCGCTGGCATGTTCTTCGACGAACCAGTAAATCTCGTTACCCGGTAGAAGTGGTGAAAGTACCTCTGTCCACCCCCCTTACTACTGCATTCAAAGAAGAACTTCCCAAACTGATAGCATCTGATATGCCAAAAGAAATGATGGCTGCGATCAAAAATCAGATAAGGCTGGTGACAAAATGATTCACCCGCAAATACGAAAAGCTGTTCTGGACAAACTGAAGTCAATCAACTCCGGAAAAATATTCTGGTATGACGGTCGGCCAGCTTTCCTGGCTCCAGAAGAGTTACCCGCGGTCGCAGTATATCTTACCGATGCAAAGGCGACGGGCGGCAGTATTGATGAGGAAGAGTGGGAGGCTGTCCTTCACATTGAAGTATTCCTTAAAGCAACTGCTACCGATAGTGAGCTGGATAAATGGATGGAAACCCGCATATATCCGGCGATGGAAACCGTCCCTGACCTTACGAGTCTTGTCGAGACCATCAACGTTGTCGGGTACGACTATCAACGAGACGATGAAGCCACTACATGGGGCTCCGCCGATCTCCAATATTCCCTGACTTATATTATGTGAGGACTATATGCCAACTCCAACACCTACCACGCCGACGAAAGGTGCCGGGACAACTTTTTGGATTTATACCGGAACGGGTGATCCCTACGATGATCCGTTAAGTGATGTCGGCTGGACACGAACGGCAAAGGTTAAGGAATTAACACCTGGGGAACTGACTGCAGAGTCATATGATGATTCCTATATTGATGATGATGCGCCTGACTGGGATTCAACAGCTCAGGGTGTTAAGTCAGCCGGTCAAACCAGCGTGACACTAGCATGGAAACCGGGTGAATCCGGCCAGAAGGATCTTATTGACTGGTTTATGAGTGGTGACGAGAAATCCTACAAAATTAAATATCCAAATGGTGCCGTCGATGTATTCACCGGCTGGGTAAATAGTCTGGGAAAAACTATTTCACGAAACGAAGTGATTACCCGTAGTGCACAAATTACCAATAAAGGCAAACCGTCTCTGGCTGAAGATAACGCCTCCACTACCGTGTAAATTATTTTCACCGTCGGCGCTTCGGCGCCGCTCAGGAGTATTTCTATGAGCAAACTTAAAAAGGATGTTCTCACTGCTGGTGAGGACATGGTAACACTTTATGAATTATCAGCGCTAAATCGCATTGAATATCTGGAATATGTCTTTGATGCGAAAAATACTCTCCCTGCTGAGGGCGCATCGCAAGATGAAACAGTTAAAGCGGTTACTTTGTTGGCCATTCGTGATTATGCCATGCTTGTGGCGCTTTCGCTGTCCCAGGCTTCTGATGAAAATCGCGATATCCCGGAGCTGATGAACGAAGTTCTGAGTGATTATGGTACCGATGCTCTGACACGTGCGGCGACGATGGTACGGGAATTGTCAGGAATGGCTGTAACGGAACGTAGCGATCCAGAAGAAGATATGGAGCCGCTTTCTCTGGAAAAGTCCTGACCAGTGCACGACGATTTGCCATGAAACTGGCCAGGGAATTTGGTCGCCCTGACTGGCGTGCCATGCTTGCAGAAATGTCCTCGCGTGAATGGCTGGAATGGGGGGATTTTTATCAGGAACACCATTTTATGGATGAACTGATTGACAGCCATTTTGCCAGCCTGAGTCACCTCGCCGTTTGTCTGTTCACCGATCCCAGTAAACATAACCTTTCCGTCGCCGACTTCAGCCTGTTGGGAATGTTGGCAGACGTCAGCGATGAATTATCTGATGAACAGTTAATGTCAATAGCTGAAAGCATACCCGGAGGAGTCCGCTATGTCCCAGCCAGTGGGTGATCTGGTCGTAAAAATTGATGGCGACAGCGCGAAATTTGATGAAGAAGTCACACGCCTGAACCGTCAGCTGGCTGGCGTTGGCAAAAATGCAAATACCAGCAGTGAACAGGTAACAAAAGCATTTGCGCGTGAAGAACTGGCAGCGAAGCGTGCTGGCATATCTGTGGGGCAATATCGTGCAGCAATGAGAACACTGCCTGCGCAGTTTACGGATATTGCCACACAGTTGGCTGGTGGTCAGAGCCCATGGCTGATTCTGCTACAGCAGGGAGGGCAAATTAAGGATTCCTTTGGCGGGCTGAGACCCACATTCAGCGCTCTCATGGGGTCTCTTAATCCGGTAACACTTGGCATTACCGCGCTTGGAGCGACAGTTGGTGCACTGGGATATGCATTTTATACCGGACAGTCAACGCTTTCTGATTACACAAAAACACTGGAGTTAACGGGGAATAAGGCAGGACAGACAGCGAATAATCTGCTGTTTGTTACGGAGCAACTGGAAGACTCTGGTAGTTCATTTACCAAAGCAAAGGCTGCCGTCATCGCTCTGGCCAGTGCCGGGGCAGACCTGGGGGGAAATTACCAGGCCATTGCCTCTGATATTGCGCGGCTTTCTGATGTGGCAGGGGTAGAAGTCAACAAACTGGCTGAAATTTTCGGGAAAATAACATCTGATCCCGAAGCCGGGCTTAAGGCCATGTCAGAACAGTACGGGCATGTGACTGCCGCCCAGCTTGATTATGTCCATTCCCTGCAGGAAGCCGGAAAATATACTGAGGCCCTGAATTATGCCAATACGTTGGCAGCGAGCGGCTTTAAGGATATGGCCGATAATATCCAGCAGAATATGGGCTTTCTGGAACGGGCTGCAAATGCCGTAGGCGATGCATTTTCGTGGATGTGGAATAAGCTTCTTGATCTTGGGAAACAGGATTCTCTTCAGAAGCAACTTGCAGATGCAACTGACCAGTTATATGAACTGGACAAAGCTCTGCGCGGCAATGTACAGGGCCAGCAGCGTATAGGCCTGGAGAGAGCTGCAGACCAGGCCCGTAAAGCGGTTAATTCTATCACCGATCAACTTCATGCCGAACAACGGAAATCAGAGGAGAAAGAGCGTCAGGCTGCCCTGGAACGCAGCTCCCTGGCTAATCAAAAACATTTTCAAAGTATTGCTGATGCAGGGCTGACGAAAGAACAGCAGCGCGCACAGGAATACCAGCGACTTAATCGCTACATTGAAGAGCGTAAAAAGCTAAATCAGGCGCTGAGTGCTGAAGAGATTGCTCAGTATAAAAAAGGAATTGAAGAAAAATATAAAGACCCGAAAAAGCAAAAACAGAAAGGCGTAACTGTATCCGCAGGCGACAGAACTTCCGACCAGACCAGCGCCGAAACCCTGCAATTGATGACCCAGTTGAAAGTACTTCAGCAGCATAAAGGTCTAAACGATACTATCAGCGAGGAGCGGAAAAAACTCTGGTCTTTGCAGGCAAAATTCACCGTTATTGAAGAGGCGGCACAAACCCGCGCTCTCAGCAAAGAGGAGCAGTCTTTACTTGCCAGCAAAGATAAGGTTCTGGCTCAGGCGGAGGTTAATGCAAAGCTGGGGGACCAGATTTCCGCTCAGGAGCGCCTGAATAAACTGCAGGATAACTCACTGAAGTATGTTACTCAGATGCGGGAAAAAACAGCAGCTATCACCGAGAGCGCAGGCTTAAGCGACAGGGACAGTCAACGGAATATTGAGCGTGCACAGTTGCGGCAGGGCTGGCAGAACCAGGGTGGAAACCTGGAAGATGAAGGCTACAAGAAAGAGCTGTCTGCTCTTGAGGGCTATTATGCCGCTCAGGATGAAATGCGGAGTAACTGGCTGGCTGGTGTAGAGTCTTCCTGGCAAAATTATGCCGATATGGCCACTAATTATAACCAGATTGCAGCGGAGGCGACCAATACTGCGCTGAGCGGAGTTACGAGCACTCTTCAGCAGGGTTTATATGACCTTGCTACTCAGTCTGAAGATGCCGGTGATGCCCTGAGTAATATGATCGAAGGGGCTTTGTTGAATAAATCGAACTTTTGCTGAGTTGAAGGATCAGATCACGTATCCTCCCGACAACACAGACCATTCCGTGGCAAAGCAAAAGTTCAGAATCACCAACTGGTCCACCTACAACAAAGCTCTCATCAACCGTGGCTCCCTCACTTTCTGGCTGGATGATGAGGCGATTCAGGCCTGGTATGAGTCGGCAACGCCTTCATCACGAGGAAGGCCCCAGCGCTATTCTGATCTCGCCATCACCACCGTTCTGGTGATTAAACGCGTATTCCGGCTGACCCTGCGGGCTGCGCAGGGTTTTATTGATTCCATTTTTGCCCTGATGAACGTTCCGTTGCGCTGCCCGGATTACACCAGTGTCAGTAAGCGGGCAAAGTCGGTTAATGTCAGTTTCAAAACGTCCACCCGGGGTGAAATCGCACACCTGGTGATTGATTCCACCGGGCTGAAGGTCTTTGGTGAAGGCGAATGGAAAGTCAGAAAGCATGGCCAGGAACGCCGTCGTATATGGCGAAAGTTGCATCTGGCCGTTGACAGCAACACACATGAAATCATCTGTGCAGACCTGTCGCTGAACAATGTGACGGACTCAGAAGCCTTCCCGGGTCTTATCCGGCAGACGCACAGAAAAATCAGGGCAGCCGCGGCAGACGGGGCTTACGATACCCGGCTCTGTCACGATGAACTGCGCCGCAAAAAAATCAGCGCGCTTATTCCTCCCCGAAAAGGAGCAGGTTACTGGCCCGGTGAGTACGCAGACCGCAACCGTGCCGTTGCTAATCAGCGGCTGAGCGGAAGCAATGCACGGTGGAAATGGACAACGGAATATAACCGTCGCTCGATAGCGGAAACGGCAATGTACAGAATGAAGCAGTTGTTGGGAGATTCACTGACGCTGCGTGACTACGATGGTCAGGTAGCGGAAGCTATGGCCATGGTGCGTGCGTTGAACAGGATGACAAAGGCTGGGATGCCAGAAAGCGTGCGTATTGCCTGAAAATCCAGCCAGCTACAGGGTCGTTCGCACGAAATCTTATTTATTCAACAAAGCCGCCCGTCCAGTAGCGTGTGGCCGATGTGACAGGCGTGGGAGTGAAGACGATTTACAAATATTTGCCAGTACAATACGGCGATAAAAAATCCCCTTGAGCAGGCACACTCAAGGGGAAAATACTACATAACATCATTGCTGTGTGCGTCTTTGCGCTCATCTATCTTCCAAGAAGATGCCTAAAGCTTCCAGATATTTCTGGTCTGAGCAGTTAAAACATTGGGTCGGTAGCCGATGTAATAGGAGGGGGTGAAGACGATTTATAAATATTTCCCTGCTCAATGTTGCCAGTCGAATTGAGGCATCAATGCGTTACGTCAGCGCTGATCATTGATAGCCACTGCCAATGTTGATCTGCTGCACACATGCATTTACTGTATTTATATACAGTAAGTTTGACAGGGGGAAGTATGCCGCGTTTATACGAAATCGAGACGGCCTGCCGTAAGGCAATAGATATCCTGCCTAACGGAAAGCGCATCCTCACCACCAGGCGATTTCTGCAGGAACTGGAGAGATATAACTGGCACTGGTCGCCACGGCAGGCTAATCAGTGGATAGAGGGCTACGTGACAACATTCCGCGATGTCTCAACGCAGGAAGGTGACGATCGCACGTTCCAGCTTTACAACCCGAATGGAGGGCTGTAATCGTGGGATTTCCATCGCCAGCATCAGACTATGTGGAGGGGCGGTTAACGGTTAACTCGATCTGCAATGTCGGTCCAAATACGCTCGTCTTCGAGCAATCTGGCGGTTACGTTGTGCTGGATATCTCCCTGAAACCAAAGCAGGGTAGTCAGGTTCTGATCCAGCACGGCGGCGGGACGGAGCTTGCCACGCTGAGAGGAAGGTCGCTGATTACCGAAGATGGCGAAGCGATCGAGGGCGAAGCCCTGGACGATGTTGCTGTTATCGGGGTCGTGACGTTTACTATCTGCGATGTCCGCGGGGACAATACCGTTGTTTAGTTGCTGTTGGTTGTACCGGCGGCGGTGGCGCTGATAGCATCATGGTGTTTGAAGAGCTGGCGAAATGGCTTACTCACCTGCGCGACCATCGATGAAATCAGTCCATAACTTCATTATCATCCCTGATGGGCTTTTTGAGAGCAGAGGCTGGCAATTTTGGGGCAGATTTTGGGGCAAATCGGCGTTTAGGGCATGATTTGGGGCAACCAAATGTCCGCATTTGTCCGCATTTGTCTTGCCATAAATTTTTGTATCTTATTGAAATGTGGATATATCATTGATTTTTGAACGGTAAGTTTTTTCTTGCCATAATAAAGTTAATATTTAGGCAATCACGATCAAAAAAATTGTTCTGATTAAAGCACAGCGGCATGTTATTGCGTAAACTTTAAAAACTTTACCAACTCGCTGTTTCTTTAAGGTCATTTGTACGCTTTACTCACCGGTTGCTGCGGCGCGGTCAGAGTGGCGCGGCATATTTTGTTTGGAAAGGATACTTGGGTGGCTCTTATGATGCATGACGCTTTTTCCCTTCGCGGCCTCGCGGCAGGTTGCGCGCTGTTATTTCTTGTCGCACCTGCGGTGCAGGCTGCAGAACAACTCCCCGACGCCCCTTCGATTGACGCTCGCGCCTGGATCCTGATGGACTACGCCAGCGGGAAGGTGCTGAGCGAAGGCAATGCCGATGAAAAACTCGACCCGGCCAGTCTGACGAAGATTATGACCAGCTACGTGGTGGGGCAGGCGATAAAAGCGGGAAAAATTAAACTGACCGATATGGTGACCGTCGGGCGCGATGCCTGGGCGACCGGCAACCCGGCGCTGCGCGGCTCATCGGTGATGTTCCTCAAGCCCGGCATGCAGGTTTCAGTAGAAGATCTGAACAAAGGGGTCATCATTCAGTCCGGTAACGACGCCAGCATTGCCATTGCGGACTACGTGGCGGGCAGCCAGGACGCTTTCGTCAGCCTGATGAACGGCTACGCCAAAAAAATGGGGCTGACCAACACCACCTTTATGACCGTCCACGGCCTCGATGCGCCGGGGCAGTTCAGTACCGCCCGCGATATGGCGTTACTGACCAAAGCGATGATCCACGACGTACCGGAAGAGTACGCGGTACATAAAGAGAAAGAGTTTACCTTTAATAAAATTCGCCAGCCAAACCGTAACCGCCTGCTGTGGAGCACCAACCTCAACGCCGATGGCGTGAAAACCGGGACCACCGCCGGGGCCGGCTATAACCTGGTTTCTTCGGCCACTCAGGGCGATATGCGTCTGATTGCCGTGGTGCTGGGGACCAAAACCGACCGCATTCGCTTTAACGAGTCGGAAAAACTGCTGACCTGGGGCTTCCGCTTCTATGAAACCGTGACGCCGATTAAACCGGATGCCACCTTCGTCACCCAGCGCGTGTGGTTTGGCGATAGCAGCGAAGCGAAACTGGGGGCCGGCGAAGCGGGCTCTATCACCCTGCCGAAGGGCCAGCTGAAAAACCTGAAAGCCAGCTACACCTTAAACCAGCCGCAGCTTACCGCGCCGCTGGAGAAGGGGCAGGTGGTCGGGACTATCGACTTTAAGCTGAATGATAAAACCATCGAGCAGCGCCCGCTGATCGTCATGGAGCCGGTGAAAGAGGGCGGCTTCTTCAGCCGGATGATCGACTTCGTACTGATGAAACTGCACGGCTGGTTCGGCAGCTGGTTCTCCTGA